TTCCGGTAGCAGTCTTGTTAAGAGTATTTGCATCCGTACCCATGTTATACCGAGTAACACCAACTCTATTCTCCTTCCATCCTTGAACTCTCTCAAATAGATCAAACACAACTGGAGGAAGAGGATTAACCGGAAGAGAGGTGACGGCATCTCCAACAGGGACGTTATCTTTTAACTTAATAATCCCTCCTGGATGATTCTGATTGAGTAGATCGTCAACAGAAATCTTCCATGGATTAACTACCTTGACCGCATTGTTCTGGTAATAAACATTGTCGAGAACGTATCTAGCCAGCATCGAGTGTAACTTCTGCAAGTCTCCCACCATCTCAGGGAATCCTCGGCCAATAGCTCTGTGAGAAAGCCTGATGGGAGAAACGGAAACAAACGGAGGCTTGTTCGCAGGATTATCTTCGACCTTAAGGAGAGTGTTCCCCAGCAGGGTCACCATCTTATTTTTCTTGCCCTTACTGTCATAATCAAAGATGAAGCACTCATGAACATACCAATAAGACTTGTCCCCCTGGTCCTGAATAAACTCCAGACCTCCAAGATCGCTAAACCTTGAATCTCTGTCCTCTATGCCGTTCCAGTCGTGGAAACTGTTCCTGAGCGCATCCTCCCCGATTCCGTACTCTCGCATGATCTCAGATTGATGCATTCGTTTTTTATGGCAAACGAAGTCCTCTTCGGCAAAACTCTTCGCCCTGATATTTCCGATAAACTCTTCCGGAGGAATTACCGACGCTTTTGGGCCGGAACGCTTTACAACCTTTCTGGCTCGAACATCTATAAGATCAAGATCGTCTTTGTTCGCATCGAATCCCAATACTTCCAGGTCTGGATATCGCTCACTAAATGCGTCAACTTCTTCCGAAGTTAGACCGGCAAAAAACTTGTCAATTATCTCTTCTTTATCCTCCCACCAATACTTAACTATCCCTACTTTTTCGAGTAACGCATCATGAAACCAGTCGTGAAACAGAATAAATCCGTTATTACCTTTTTGAATGTCATGATTTACTTTGCTCTGAAGGAAGCTAGCCCCTCTAGCATCTTCCATTCCTATGGGCTCTACAGTAACGACTTCCTTCCCTCCATAGAATATCCTCATCAACGAAGGCTTAATCCACTCCACCGTATCGGATATATCGGACATAACAATAGAAGACCTTCCGGCGACTTCATTTCCGTATGGCTCGGACAGGTACTCCTTTCTCCACTGAATCCGGTCCTCTCGGAGACTGTTCATATCAGCCTGATATCTCGCAAGGAATTCCAGAGAGAGGTCTCGTAATTCATTGTTAGTTGACATTGTAAATATTCTACATCAGAACGGATAAATTAAACAACCATGGGGTCTATAGTTCTTTGTGGCGACACTGGAGTGAAGTCAACATTGCCCTGATATCCAACGGCTCCAGCCCGTAGTGCGTCGGCTGCATGTGAAGTCCAGTCGTGAAGAGGAGCCGGTTTGAACTCTCTTCTTCCTTCATCCCATTCTTTTCGGTAATTCCTCAATGCTTCCAATCCTATCTTGCATTTTTTCTCGTCAAAGTATGAGGTCTTTATCATCATTCTCACGCTGTTAATCCCATCAGCGATATGCCATTTGGGAGCCTCCCTGATCGGCCTAATTCCTAGAGAGAACGCAATATCCTTCCTAGTCCCTGGGATACTTACATCCCTATTCCTGATGTCAGCAGGGAACACATGCGTCTCATAGATATAAGGCTTTTCCAGGAGAATCTTGGCGTAATACTCGAAGCTTTTTCCCCTAGACTCTTCATAGTCAATAAAGAATCTCTCATGGTTTACTACCTGGAAAAACCATATAGCGGTAGCGTCATCCACTCCTAGATCCCAACAGGTAATCACTCTATTCCGAGGATTATGAGTGACATGAGTTATCCTGCCGTCTTCTTCAGCTTCTGTAAGTAGATCTCCGTAGTAATTACCTTCCATTCCGGCGTTAAAGCTGCAATTAAACTCCTGCTCTGCCAATTCGGGAGGCATCCCAGACCTTATTTCCTCTTCGATGTCAGATCTAGTGATAATAGGGCTACCGTCATCCCTGGCAGTGTCAGCCGATGTCAACAACTGGACAAACCAGTCATTCGGATTGTCCAAACCTTGTTCGTAGAGAGAAAACCCATGGTTCCTCCCTCTGGGGGTATATAGAAACGCAGCCCATCCTCCATTTTCCCTCAAAACCGGACGCATTAAATCCCACGCCTTAGGAGACTGGAGAGCGTACTCCGAGAACACGCACCCCACCGGATTGGCCCCGATGATACTCATGTCAAGGTTGTCCGTTCCGATGATCTGGAATATGGATCCATTCCTTAACCTGATCTTCATCTCCGTACTATTTCTATCTGCAACAATCCCCTCAGGGAAGTGATCCATGAACCTGAACCCATCTCCTCCAATCCCATCCCACAGAACCCTCTTGCCCTGCCTGAATGTAGGGAAGAAGTAGTAGTAGACTCCAACCCGACTGCACATGGCTCTAATTGTATGATTTAAAATGGTTTTATCTTTACCGGCTCCTCGATG